ATCACGCTGGTCCTCGCATCGAGTGCCTGCAGCAGAGAGGGCCCAGTGGACACTCTAGCCGTGTCGGGTTTAGCGCCGCGCGGCGGGGCCCTCTGCTCGGGCACTTCCACACCCCCGGCCCCGACGGCGGCCGAAGACATGAGGAGGCTTGAGACCGACCCGTAGGCCATGCTCGACAAGAGCCTGATGGCTGACACCGGCCTGTCTGACGAGCGGTATATCGAAGGGGCGTCTAACCCCTCAGCATCCTCCACGTGCACAACTGAGTCCAGCATTGACACAGCACTGTGCTCTAGTTCGTCTCGCAGGCTTGAGCTGAGCGCGGCGGCCGGGTACTCCATACACCGACCGACTTGCGCCACGTGTTCCTCATGGCCCACACAAGCGAAGTACTTGAGAGAGTAGTGCCGGGCAGATGCCTTGTCGAACCCCAAAGCGACATCGAGAATTGCGGCGCTCTTGAGGCTGTATACCAAGCCCATGACGTCCAGCGTCGTGTGGACTTTACTAAAGAGCTCAACCAACTTGCCCGCGTTCACGTTGACCGAGCTCACCAAGTTGGGCATGCACGCTACGGTGTGTATCCTCCGCCTGGTCCTGCCGGCCAGCCTGGCGGCATTGGTCCCTTCTTGTCTAAATGGGAGGACGCACTCCATGGCGTCTCTGCCGGTCCACAGCATGTTCCATATCGTCATAAGGTCCCGAGCGTTGCCACCCTGTAGGTGAACAACCCCGCACACCTGTAGGACCTTAGCATACGCGGAGGTCACAGGGTCCCAGGAGTTGTTCTCTATATCCTCCACCACTACGAGAGGCTGAGACTCATGAGTGCGCCGAACACTGCCGCCCTCGAGTCCCTCGTACCGGGAGTCGCGCGTGGTTGCAGGCACGTACACGGTGGCGTAGGCCGTCGTCTCGTCGTCCACGTGTGCCAGCACGTCCTCGGCACTAGGGCTGGTCGCATGCGGGATGCTCACTGACATGCTCGCGTGCAGTCGATCTCGGAGGGCAGCTGCGATCTCGGAGCCAGTGGGAACTGGCACACCCTCCGGAAGTAACCTTGCATCCCGGAGTAAGGCCGAGCCCACCGTTGCCGCCTTCCTGTTGGCCGCCTTTAGGTCGTCGCCGGCCTTCCGTCTTTCCTTCAGGCTCGTGAAGGGCAGTAAGGCCTCGTTGCTCTCAGCCTTAACGGTCAAGGATCGGATCACCGCGTGTGGGAGGGTCTCTGCAAAGGCCGACACTACACCCGCAGATAGGGATGAGGTCTGCAAGAAGTCCCGGATCGCTTGCTCATACGCTTCGCTGCCCGAAGATCGCATCATGCTCCTCAGCGTGGGGTCAGTTGCCCTTCGTTCGCAAGCCTTGGTCAGAAGAGTCCTGATGGGCCTGTCCGGGTCGGCCACGCCCTTGATCTTGACACCGCTGGGGTCGTCCATCACCGCTAGGTAAGACGGAGTGTCAAGCGGGAGATCGCGCAGGTGGACGAGCAGGCCACCCACTGCCCTCGCGGCTTCGGCAGCGCCCACGGCCAGGGTGCGGCCTATTCTGCTCACGGCGCCCAGCCCTGCGTCCACGCCGTGAGCGGCCGCCCGGGAGACCCACTGGCTGAAGGTGGGGATTCCCCAACCACCGAGACTGGGGGGGAGCCACGCGATGACAGTAGAGTGCTCGGTGCCGACTCGAAGAGTGCCTCCCTGGCACTGCATGATCTGCCTCACGGCGTCGCACACCGCCAGCGTGTAGGTCGCTATTGGGTTGGCCCCCCTGTCCGCAGCGCCGCAAGCACTACCCATCACGCTCGAGACCCGATCCCCAATGGTAGTGAATTTTCGCTCGTTCTCGCGGTCTGCTTTGGCAAAGATCTTGCAGGCTGTAATAATCTCTTGCCTGCTCGTGCCGCGGATCCGGTAGGCTCTGTTCAGGAAGTGAGCTCGCTTCGCGCCGAAGAGCGTCTTTATGAGGTCGGGCTCGGGGCCTAGGCGCTTATAGACGCTGCATATGTGGTGGACGACCTTCTCAGAGCTGGCCCCCCCCCGATCGATAGCCGCGACGATGTCGTCAATGAGCGCCGTCTTCGCTACCGTCACGCCGGGCGACAAGGTCCCCTGATGCTTGCCCACCGCCAGGGCGAAAGGGATCATGTCCGAGTGGAGGGCAGTGTCCACCGTTACAAAAAACCCCTGCACAGACCCTTCGTCGGTATCCCACATTGCGTGGTATCCAGAGCGGTTCACGACGAAGGTCGATCTCGCGAAGAACGTGGACGGCCGCAGCTCGTCGCTCACCTTGAAGAACCTAACCATCCGATCAGCGTACCCCATCTCTAGGCGCCTGCGCATTTGAGGGCTCCACCCTTTGACATCCAGCGAGAGGAGCACAGCACCAGTCGAAGCCTTCACGAGGATCCGGTCCATCTGCGTCTCCAAGCCCGCTCGCCCTTTCCGGGACGATATCCCGTCCTTCACCCGAGCAAGCCTCGCCAAGTTCCTGTCGATCTCGGTGAAGACCTCGCGGCCTATGTCCTCCTGGGACACGGTCTCCCTGGTCGCTCCGTGCCCGGACTTGTCGACAGGCACGCCAACCTTAGTGTTCTCTCGCTTAGATGAGACAACGCCTATTCTATCGCCCGGCAGGGAGCCCGCCTCAATAGCCGCGCGGATCTCTGCAGGCGTGTACTTCCCCGAGAGCAGGGACCCGTGCTTCAGCACGTACGCCAGCTCGCGCTGGTCATGGCGGTCGACCTCGCTGGCAGCGCGGACGCTGCTATAGAGCTCCTTGTCGGCGAAGACATGCATCACGTCCTGCGCCGTGAACTGCCACCACTCTAGGTGCCGCTTCCACTCGAAGAACCGGACGATGCGCTGCCCCCACTGCGCAGGGTCAGAGGGGTACGCGAGAGTCCCCCGCCTGCACGACTGGACCCACTCCAAGGACTCAGGGTCCTCAGCCTCTCCCTCCCACTCGAAGGTCTCGTCTGGGTACGCGACAATGATATGCGCAGAGGTCACAGTTACAGCATAGCGGAAGAACATGTCCTGGAACTCCTCATCATACTCCCGAGGAGCTGTCATCTTGGCCCGCATGGCTTTGTCCTGTGTCGCTGGGATCGCGTCCGGGGCTGGGAGGATGTTCCACGCTGTGCCCATGTCCACCTGAAGGTCGGGGGGCCAAGTTGACACGATGTCGTTCCACAGGGGCTCGGGGCCCTTCGACTTCATGGCCTCCACTGTCAGCTCGGCGACCTGCTGGGCGGCCAGCGCGACCTCGTACGGGTCGTCGCTCGCGACCTCGGTTCTGGCCAGTGCGATGGAATAGGAGGCCTTCATTTGCTTAGCCAGAGTGTCGGTGCGAGCCCCTGCCTGGAGTCGCGCGCCTAGCGCGTCTCGCACGTAGTCCAGGCTGTCCTGCGCAGCCCGCAGGCCGGCGGCTGAGCCCCCCTGCTGTCGGTAGTTGTCGCCGTACAGCACCCACCTGCCAGCCGTCCGCAGCAAATCAGCTATTTCAGCTCGTTGAGCGGAATCTACCACCCAGACTTCGGACCCGCGGTGCCAGATGAGTACGTCCAGCCAGAGGTAGGCTTCCTCGCCTGGATGTGTCTTAGCCCACCCACCTCGGTTAACTTTAAAGGCGTCACCGCTCCGCGTGTCTTGGTCCATGGTGCTGCCCGTGATGATCTGACGGAGTGCGTCACTGGTCGAGCTGTGGCTCACTCCGTACCTCCACACCTCGGCGGCTTCCAGGCATGTGGCGCCCACCTTAGACAGCCTACGGAGTGCAGCGGCCCCTGAGACGTCACTCGCGCCTTGGAGGGCAAGCCGCGGCGAGGCCAGGGACGCGACCATGCCCAGAGCCGCAATCTCGCGTCCGGCGGCGTCAGCCTTCAAGTGAAGGGAGTCTACACGCAGCGCAGCTCCGGAGGTGCCTGCCAGGTAAGCGTGGATGATCCTCGCCTGCGCGGCGTGGCCGTGGACCACGACCTTGTGAGGGGGCAGGGCATGAGGGAGGATCGCTTGGAAAGCATGGGACAGCCTCTTCATCTTAAGCACGTCCGCACCCAGGCCCAGCGCATAGAACTGGTCTAACTCCATGCTCCGCTCCGAGGCCACAAGTCCAGCCTCCTGTAGCTGCCCGCTCGCAGACGGGATATCTATCCCGATCGAAGCCGCAGAGGCCAACCGGGCCGCATAGTCTGGCGCACACCCAGTGTAGAGAAAGAGCCTGCGAACATCCTCTGCCGCATATATAGGACGGTCATGTACACGTGCCATCACTCAAGTCGCTACAGGAAAAGCAAAAAAGTAGTGGCTTGAGCACCGCCCCGCCATCCTGTGTCAGCTCTCGGTTGACGG